AGAGACATTGAGTTCATCCTTCTCAAGCGCGAACTCGAGGCTCTCTTTGATACTAAGACTCTTCAGCTTGATTTCCGTAGCTGCGAGATGATTGCAAGCGATCTTCTGAAGTACATGCAAGATAAATACCCAGGTCGCGACCTCACTATCACCGTCAGCGAGGATGGTGAGAATGGTTGCAACCTGTATAGTCGAAGAGCCTAAAGGAACCGTACATGACTAATGTTGTTAAAATCATCAAGGAAGCCGTAGCCCAGGCTCCAGTGACAAAGAGAATTAAGGGCGTGGCTGTTGACAAGCCAACGTACAACAAGATGAGAAATTTTGTATTCAAGCACATGGAAAACCCAGAAGGTCCTACCCATGATGAACTGAAGACAAAGTTTGAGAAGAAGTACCCACAACACAAGAAAGTATATCCTGCCCTTGTGGACCACTACTTTGAAGGCAAGGATCCTTACTCTAAGTAATTAACCCCTTTTGTTATGAGGTTGTGATGACGAAGTTTTGCCATATAGCACCAACGGACTTCTTGTCTTCAAGTATGCGAGATAGTGGGGCTCATTTGATCCTCGCTCATCTCGCTGAAGAAGATGAGACCTATGCTCAGGCCTTTAAGAGCGATGCCTCCAAGATTAAGATCCTAGACAACTCTGCGTTTGAGATGTACAAGCGCGGGCTGCCGATGTATCCGTCTGATAAGCTGATCGACATTGGCAAGAAGGTTGGTGCTGATTATGTTGTCATGAGCGACTACCCAAATGAGCCTTCTTGGAAAACGATTGAGGCAGCAAAGGAACTTGCTCCTAAGTTTCGAGCAGCTGGCTTCGGTACATTCTTCGTGCCTCAGTCGAGACAGGGCGATCCTGATGATTATTTTAGGGCGTTTGATTGGGCTGCAAATTCGTCTATTGTAGACTACATTGGTGTTTCAATCCTTGCTGCTCCTCTGGCATTCAATGCAGAGAAGGGTAACAATCTTCAGAGGTTCCTCTCACGTTGGCATACAATGAGAATCCTTGAGGAAAGGGGAATCCTTGACGTGATCACCCGTGCAGGAAAGAATATTCATTTCCTTGGCATGGTTGATGGACCAAATGAGATTTCTCTTGTCTCCGAATTCCTTTACACGATTGACACTTGGGATAGCAGTGCCGCCTATTGGTATGCGATTAATGGCATAGCGTTTGACCGCAGCCCGACCGGATCGCATACAGGTAAGTTTGAAAAAGAAGTTGATTTCTCTTGGAAGAGAAGCACCAGGCGGTTTATTCGCGTTGGCCTGGATCTCGCTCACGCGGATGCTACTGGTGATCACGAAGAGACTCTGATTTGGCACAATGTCGAACATATTAACAAACAGTTAAACTTTAATCATCCTTATTATCCATTGGCGAGTAATCTAGGAGCGTGATGATGTCTGATAATGATTTTCCGTTTAGGTTCAGTGAAGATGAGTCTCTGCAAGAGGTCTATGACTATCTCAAGCAGACGTATGGAGCTCACTATGTTGGCAACAAGCAGTTTCAGACTGTAGATATGTGGGAGTCTCTTGGTAGTGCTGAGACGACTTGTCGCGATACCGCAATCAAGTACCTCGCACGCTACGGAAAGAAGGATGGCAGGAACAGGAAGGATCTGTTGAAGGCGATCCACTACATCGTCTTGATGATGCACTATGGAAAGGATAAGTAATGTTCGTACACCCTTCTAACTTTGGTATTTCGCACGTTGATCCTGCTTGCATTCAGCCAAATGCAATCGATGTTAGAATTGATCGGTTGTTTGCAATTAACATGGATACCCAGTTTGTGATTACCGACACAGGTAAGCCAATTCACAGACCCAGAATTGAGATGATTCCTTCACCTGAACATGGTCTATTTGCTCTTGGTAAGGGTGTCTATCAATTCGAAACGCAGCACCACATTAAGGTGCCAGAAGGATATGCTGGTTACCTTATTCCTCGCTCTTCACTAAACCGCAATGGCCTCTTTGTAATGAGTGGCCTTTACGACAGTGGATTTGAAAACAGCATCGGCGGAACTCTGTACGTAATGGGCAACGCTGTAATTGAACGCAATACAAGAATTGCACAGTTTGTAATGGTCAAGGCTGAGACAGCACACCTATACAATGGGCAGTATAACATGACAAAGGAGAATAAGAATGGAAATTAAGGTGACTGTAGAGGAGCTTCGCAAGAAGAAGTTGTTTCTTGCTGTTCCAATGTATGGTGGTCAGTGTGTCGGCATGTTTGCTAGGTCTGTTGCTGATCTGGCTGCTCAATGTGCTAAGCTCGACATTCAGCTTCAGCTATACTTTCTTTTTAATGAGTCGTTGATCACGAGAGCTCGTAACTATTGCGTAGACGAGTTCATGCGCTCAGGTGCAACACACCTGATGTTCATCGACAGCGACATCGGTTTCAATCCTCAGGACGTCCTTGCCCTGCTGGCTCTGATGACTGATGAGAGCCCGTATGACGTGATGGGTGGTCCGTATCCTAAGAAGTGCATTTCCTGGGAGAAGATCAAGCAGGCTGTCGACAAGGGCGTTGCTGACGACAATCCTAACGTCCTTGAGAAGTTCGTTGGTGACTACGTGTTCAACCCGAAGGGGGGATCTGGTCAGATTCCGATTGGTGAGCCTTGCGAGGTGATGGAGATTGGTACTGGCTTCATGATGATTCGTCGCAAGACGTTTGAGGATTATCAGAAGGCATTCCCACATCTCTGGTACAAGCCTGATCATGTTCGCACTGAGCACTTTGACGGTACGCGTGAGATCATGGCTTACTTCGACTGCATCATCGATCCAGAGTCGAAGCGCTATCTCTCAGAAGACTATATGTTCTGCTACAACGTAGCTAAGATGGGTGGCAAGGTTTGGTTGTGCCCATGGATGCAGCTCCAGCATGTTGGTAGCTACATCTTTGGTGGCAGCCTTGCTGATCTTGCTGCAATTGGTGCAGCAGCTACAGCAGATGTTGACAAGCTGAAGCCTAAAAAGAAGGACAAGTGAAATGCGTCTTTGTAATGAAACTCTTGCGATCCTGAGAAACTTCTCTTCAATCAACCAGTCGCTGCTGTTCAAGCCTGGCAATGTGTTGAAGACAGTCTCAGTGTCTAAGACTGTGATGGCTAAGGCAACTGTGGCGGAGAATTTTCCGTCACAGTTTGCTATCTATGATCTTTCTAAGTTTATCGGTGTCTTGTCGCTATTCAAGACACCAACCCTTGAGTTCAACAAAGGTCATATGACGATTAGGGAAGGAAGGCAGTCTGTCAACTACACGTATGCAGACACATCTACAATTGTCCTTCCTCCCGAAAAGGACATCCAACTTCCACAGCACGAAATTGAGTTTGAGCTCTCTGCCAGCAACCTACATTCAATTCAAAGAGCAATTGCAACACTTCAGCTACCAGAGCTTGCAATATGTGGCGATAGACAGTATCTTTCTATTCAGACAGTGAACTCAAAGAACCCCACAGGTGACATCTACAGGATTGATCTTGGTGAGACGTCGCATGAATTCAAGTTGATCTTCAAGATCGACAACCTGAAGATGATCAACGAGAACTACATTGTCAAGGCAACATCAAAGGGGATTGCTTATTTTAAGGCTCAAGGGCTTGGTGATGCAATCACCCACAATGTAGAGTATTGGGTTGCCACTGAATCTAATTCGACCTTTGAACAGTGATGTGGAGTATTTGTTATGGAAAACTTCTTGTGGACGGAAAAATACCGACCGCATACGATTAGTGATTGCATTCTTCCTAGTGATCTAAAGCAGACATTCGAGCAGTTCATCTCGCAAGGGAATGTTCCTAACCTTCTCCTGGCTGGAAAGCCAGGAGTTGGTAAGACCACTGTTGCAAGAGCTCTGCTGGAGCAGCTGAAAGCTGACTATATGGTGATCAACGGGTCGATGAACGGAAACATCGACACGCTGAGGGTTGAGATCAAGAACTTCGCATCTTCCGTCTCTCTGATGGGGGGACGGAAGTATGTGATCCTTGATGAGGCTGACTATCTAAACGCAAACTCGACGCAGCCAGCTCTTCGCAACTTCATGGAAGAGTTCTCGAGGAACTGTGGGTTCATCCTGACATGCAACTACAAGAACAGGATCATTGAACCTCTGCAGTCTAGATGTGGTGTGATCGACTTCAAGATATCTGGCAAGGATGCACCGAAGCTAGCAAAGCAGTTCCATATCAGGGTTGCAAAGATCCTCGAGATGGAGGGAGTGACGTTTGACAATGCTGTCGTAGCTCAGCTGATCAGCATGCACTTTCCTGATTGGCGAAGGATCCTCAACGAGCTTCAGAGATACGGCGTCAATGGAAAGATTGATGCTGGCATCCTTTCTAGGCTTGATGATGTTGGGATTGCAACGCTAGTCGATGACATGAAGGCAAAGAACTACTCAAACGTAAGGAAGTGGGTTGGTGAGAACTCTGATGTTGATTGCAATGTCTTTTTCAGGAAGTTCTACGACGAAGCAGCAGGGCTTTTCAAGCCACAATCAATTCCTCAACTTGTGTTGATCCTTGCTGACTACCAATACAAGGCAGCGTTCGTTGCTGATCCTGAGATCAATCTTGCAGCTTGCATGGCTGAGATCATGGTTCAGTGTGAATTCAAATGAACCCATTTGACTTTGTGAACGCAATCAACCACACAAAAGTCAATGTGATTGAGGCTGCTGACAACAAGGATCTTGTCGAGAAATCGTACAATCCTTTTGTTGTCAACCGCTCTTTATCGTACTTTATCGACACTGTCCTCGCGGCAAACGAGATGAATTCACGCCAAATTGACAACAAGCTTCAATTCGAGTTTTTACTAAATACAGTGAGACCTAAGAGGCGCTTTGCCAAGTGGGCAAAGAAGCGTGAAGATGACCTCGTTGAGCTCGTGAAGGATTACTATGGATACAGCACAAAGAAAGCTATCCAGGCTCTTTCCGTTCTCACCGAACAACAAAAACAAGCAATAAGAACAAGAATGAACAAAGGTGGTGTCGGATGAGTGTATTAGAGTCGTTGATTGAAGTGAGACTTAAAGACGATGATGACTTCCTAAAAGTCCGTGAGACGTTGACCCGGATTGGTGTTGCTTCTAAGAAGGACAAGAAGATTTTTCAGTCTTGTCATATTCTTCACAAGCAGGGTAAGTACTACATTGTGCATTTTAAGGAGTTGTTTGCCCTCGATGGCAAGCCAACAAACTTCTCAGATGACGACATTGCACGTAGAAACACGATTGCTAATCTCTTAGACGAGTGGGAGCTAATAGAGCTTGCAGAACCATCAAGAACAGATGATCCTGTTGCCCCGTTGAACCAGATCAAGATCTTGCCGTTCAAGGAGAAGGATCAGTGGGAGCTTGTAGCTAAATACAACATCGGCCGCAAACTACCAACTAGCTAGGATTTACCTATGGAAAAATTTAAGTCCTTTAAACAGCATTTCGAAATTTTAGACGAGGCTATCAAACTTAATAGCAAAGTTCGCATCCATGCTCCCGGCAAACATTATCACAATGAAGTGGGCTATGTTGGGGAGATCCGACATGGTCTCTACAAAGGCGCACCCAAAAAGTATACAATTGACTATGGTGACAAAAAGTCAATTCAGTTAGACAAAGCGAACGTTAAGCTTTACAAAGACAGTTAATTTACAAAACTTTCAGCTACCTAAGGAAAAACGATGGACAATTCCAAAGCCTTCAGGCTACATCTAGCAAGGATTAATGGCGTAATTTCAGAGCAGATTTTTGAAGCTTCTCAGGTTAACATTGGTACTACGAAGTACCCTTTGATGGCAAAGGCTAGTAGACGTCTTTCATCTTCAACTGATGATTCCACACATCACATACCCAAATTTGTGGCACCAGGGGATTCCACAGGGGATCACGTTGTACATCACCTCGGTGGGTCATACCATTTTTCCGGCAAAACCGGTAAGGGTATGAAGGACAGGTCTAATCGTTACGAATTCGTCGGAGATGAACATGTATCCGGTCCTCCCACAATTTGGATAAGTGACAAAGGACACATCACAAACAACTAATTTTTAATTTACTGGTATTTTGACATAGAAAGCAGCTGCCCCCACGACCCTGTCATTGACAGGGGGCACAATGACGACACAAACATATTTATAGCAAATCTCAGGCAAAAGAAATGGAGTGGCGTTGGGTTGATACCCTGTCACTCCTCCTGCCATTACACTCACAGAAATATCACTGATATCAATAACTTTGTGCTTTACAGCTAGATAGGCACTAGTGTTATCTATACTGTTGTTGAATACACCACCTGCAATGCTAAAATCCCCATAAACAACCTTTTCTAAACCAATCCCAGCGTTCAGCGCATTGAATCCTTTTTTAGTGTGAATGCTCACACCAGATAGGGTCACAGACATGTTTTGTCCATATGCAAAAGTTGAAAACATTAACAAAAAAATAGTCAAAATTATTTTCATTTTTAACTGTTTTCCTTGTAAAGTCGTGTGTATGTGCCTGTATATGTATGTTGACCTTTTTTCTCCCTGTCGTGATAATAGTTTTGTTGTTATGGAGGTATATAGATGTCGGATGACTACAATAAAGGTTTTGAAGATGGGTACAACTTCGACTTTGGTTGGAGTAGAGTTAATGCCCAATTTATCAAAGACCTTGTCTCTGATGGCAGGTATTATTACCTGAAAGGCTTCGTCTATGGATGCAGGACCAGGGAAGCTAATGATAAGGCTGTTATGTCCTTGGGA